CGAAGTTTAAATAGTGATAGCCGCAAGCTATCCCAGCGGGGTAGTCGAACAGCGACTAGACGTGAAAGTGTGAACCGTGTATAGGCTCACCAGATGAGCCATGCGCATAGCGAGATCGACGTCTGCCCACGGTGCGAGCACATCGATGAGCTGGGCAATCGCCTCACGCGCCCGCTGCGGATGCTGGGGAACCTGCACATGCGCTGCGACGGCTGCGGGCTTGAGCTGATCGAGCGCCCGAGCTGGCGCACCCGGCCGAAGAAAGGTCGCGCGCACCCGCGCCTGAACGAGCCCCTAGCCGCATAGCACCGCGCAGGGCTTTCACCGCTGTCAACAGACTAGCGGTAGTGGTGTTGACGTTGACGTGAACGTAAAGCGTTTCGCATAGCAAACGTGATCGATTCCTGACTTGACATGTCAGGTTCAGTGCGGAGGATGACGAAACACCCTCGCGCGCGTCGGCAACCACCCGACCTTCCCTGCAAGGCAGCTCCGCCCCTCACACCCACCGGACAGCGAGTCGCGCCAGCGACTGGGGCCCCGGAGCGCAGCGACCGGGGAACGCCTCTCTCGCCACGCGATGTAATGCCCAGCAGGGTTCTGAAGGCACGCCGTCGCAATTCACGCTACGATCGCGCCCACGATGGCGAACGGCAACACCGGCCAAGCGAAACCACCCGGCTCAGGTGGGCCAGAGCGCACCTACTCCGATGAATTCATGCTGAGCATCGTGAAGCGCCACCACCGAGGTGAAAACCTGCTCGCGATCCTGCGAGAGCCCGGCATGCCTGATTGGGGAACATTTTACGACAGGACTGCGAGCGATTTGGCTCCTGAGGAGTTGAGCCGAGCCTACACGCGCGCCCGCGCGGCGTGGAGCGAAATAAAAATCGCCGAGACCACCGAGATCGCCGACGATTCTTCGAAGGACGATGCGCCTCGCGATGGTCTGCGAATCAAGTCGCGTCAATGGTTCGCTGAAAGAATCGTGCCGAAGCTGTACGCTATGCGTCAGCAGCTCACGCATCAGAACCCGGATGGTTCTTCGATCGACATGCGGCCGATCGTGGAAGTGACGGTGCTGCCTCAACCGAAGGAGTGAGCGATGGATCTCACGCTGGTGCCGTACATCGCGGTCGCGGTGTGGCTCGTGCTGCTGGTTGTGTGGTTCCTCGCAGTCCACAAATGGAGCTGGCGCAAGCTCTGGTGTTCAATGCTGCACAGCCAGTGCGACTGGCGCTGGCAGCGCAACGAGCTAAAGCGTTTGCCTTGGGTCTCGGGCGCGGAAATAGACCACATGACCATCGGCCGCTATCGGTGTTCGAGGTGCTACGAATGGTCGGACGGCTGCGCGCGATACGAGCAACGCACGCGCGAGATGTACCGCGAGCAGTTCGATCGTGAGAGCGTGTGAAGAACCGGGTCTACGAAACGATGACCAAGGCGCGCTGCGGCGCGTATACGGTGCGCGTGTGGGTTGTGCGCGAGGATTTCTTCGTGGGGCCAGAGCCAAAGGTGCTCGCGGTGCTGTACGAGAACCGTGACGTGACGCCGCACTCGATAGGGTTGGCGCTCGATCGGCTCAACGAGAGCAGCTTGGACGTGTCGGCATACGAGATCCTCGACGACTCCGGCAACGGCTCGATCGTCTACCCGGACTGGCCGTGAGCCAGAAGCGCGTGGTGCTTGTGGTCTCTATCGAGGGAATCGACAGGTGGGTGGACGAGCAGCTCTGGCGAAAATTCCACAACCCGATGGTCTTCAACAAGAGCGGCACGATGAAGGAGCTGCAGCGCGTCGAGCTTGGCGATGGTGAATCGATCGTAGTCCGCAAGGTGGGCTGTGAAACGCCAGCGCAGTAACGATCTCAACCCGGGCCCGAACGTCTGGGATGGTCGAATGTCGATCGCCCAGCTCTCGCGCATCAACGAGTCGGAGTTGGTGCTGGCTGCGCTGCGGCGTGCGGCAGCGTACTCCCCGATCATCGAGGTGCGACGCCCTCGTGAGCCCGACCCGGATGCGTTCATCGCTCAGCGTCCCGAGATCAACTGCGCGCAGTGCTCGCATCTGCGTGGCTTCAACTCCGAGCACCAGAAGGGCTTCTGCGTGCTGCTGCGCTCGGTGCGCGCGACGTGGCACCCGGCGCAGTGCTACTCCTTCAACCCGAAAGGATGACCATGACCGTGCTGCAACTCGTGCTGCTCATTCTCGTGATCGCGATCGTCGGATATGTCGCGTACTGGATCATCAACAAGTTCTTCGCCGAGCCGGTGAGGACGCCCGCGCTGCTGGTCGTAGGGCTCTTACTCCTCGTCGCACTGCTCGTCGCGTTCTTCCCGGGTGTCGGCGGGGCGAAGATCTGGTAAGTCAACCGCGCCCAGCGGGCGCAAAGGAGCTGGCGATGGACTATACGAAGAAGACGGTGGAGATCGAAGGCGCTATGAAGATGGAGAGCGCAGCGCGCGAGCGGTACTGGGCGGAGATGGGGATCGAGGAGAAGGTCGAGCGCCTGCAGCGCATGGTGCTCACGCTAGTTCGAGTAGTGAACCGGCAGGCGGACAAGCTCGCCGAGGCGCATCGCGTATCGCACCTGCACTTCCATTCGCCACTCGGTCAGGTGGTGGTGCCGCCTCTCGAACAGCACCTGAGCTACCCGGGCGATAGCGAGATCTCGGATCGTCCGCTCAAGTGAGCCGCGATCACGAGATAGCCGACCTGCTTGAGAAGCTCGCCAAGCTTCTGCGCGAGCGCGATGAGCCCCAGCGGTTGGAGTTCGTGTGGCCTCCACTGCGCGACCCGTTCGAGCGGCCAATGTGCGAGGCCTGCCGCCGCGGCGGTGTCTGCGGCTGCTACCAGCCGCTCTACGACAGCCCGTGGTGCTCGGTATGAGCCTTCCCTACGAGAACGCCACCTCCGGTGACCGAGCGCTCGTCGAAGTGCAGAAGATGCTCGCGAAGTGGGGCTGCGCTTCCTTCGGCACCGCGCAGGACGTCGAGCGAGGCGTGACCATCGTGTCGTTCAGGTGGCGCGAGCGCATCGTCCACCTCGAAGCCTCGTGGAAGGGCTACGCTCAGGCGCTCAAGCGTTCGGGTTGGAAGCGTGACGACGAGTGCATCGAGCAGGCGAAGACCGCGGTTTGCTCGGTGCTTCGCGATTGGTGCAAGGCGCAGATCACCGCGATCGAGTGCGGCGTGCTCTCGTTCGAGGCCGCGTTCATGCCGCACATGCTGCTGAAGGACGGGAGGCGAGCGCTCGATGCGGCGCAGGCGGCGAACCTGCTGCCAGCTCCCGAGGAACCCAGCAACGTACGGCTGGTGAAGTAGTGGCGGAGCTGGCCGAAGCCCCGCCGAAGGCGAGCGGCGTACGGCTCAAGCTTGAGCTGCAGCACAAGCAGGGGCAGGCCTTCCTCTCGCAGGCGACCGAGATCCTGTACGGTGGCGCGGCATTCGGCGGGAAGTCGCACCTGAAGCGCGTCGCGGCAATCACATGGGCGACCGAGATCGCGGGCCTGAACGTCTACATGTTCCGGCGCGTCGAGGACGATCTCATCAAGAACCACATGGAGGGGCCGCACGGCTTTCGCATGATGCTGGCCGACTGGGTCGCGGCCAAGCTCGTCACCATCGTCGAGACCGAGATCCGCTTCAACTTCAACGGCAGCCGCATCTTCCTTTGCCACTGCAAGGATCCCAACCACCGCTACAAGTACCACGGCGCTGAGATCCACGTCCTGCTGGTCGATGAGCTGACGACCTTTCTGGAGATCATCTACCAGTACCTGCGCTTTCGCGTGCGGATGGTTGGCGTCAAGTTCGACCACGAGGGCAACTACCTCGCGACCTACCCCGAGAAGTACCGCAAGGGCTGCGTGGGCCCGGATGGGCGCACGGTGAACCCGCACGATCTCTTCCCACGGATCATCTGCGGCTCGAACCCGGGCAACATCGGGCACCACTGGGTGAAGCGCGAATTCATCGAGCCCGTGCGCCCGATGGAGGTGTGGACGACGCCTGATGATGCAGGCGGCATGCACCGGCAGTTCATCCCGGCTCGCGTCGCCGACAACCCGATCGGCACGAAGGAGGATCCCGAGTACGTGAAGCGCATGCGCGGCCTCAAGGATCCGGCGCTCGTGAAGGCGATGGAGGAGGGCGACTGGAACGTGGTCGCGGGCGGGTTCTTCCCCGAGTTCTCGCGCTCGCGGCACATGGTCAAGCCCTTCACCGTGCCCTCGAAGTGGAAGCGGTTCACCGCGACCGACTGGGGGTCGTCGAAGCCCTTCTCGACGGGCTGGTACGCGATCGTGCAGGACGACATGCAGGTCACGGGCTCGATCGGGAACCCTGTTCGGATCAAGCGCGGCTCGATCGTGCGCTACCGCGAGTGGTACGGGTGCAAGGAGGGTGAGTCGAACGTCGGCATCAAGCTCCCGATCGGGCGCTGGGCGAAGGGCGTGCTGCACCGCTCGCGCGGCGAGGAAGTTGAGTACCACGTCGTTGACCCATCGATGTTCATCGAGGATGGTGGCCCGAGCTTGGCCGAGGAGGCGATGAAGGTGCGCGAGCGCGACCGCCGCCTGACCCTTCGCCCGGCGGACAACAAGCGCCTGCCCGGCTGGGACCAGATCCGCCTACGCCTGCAGGGTGATGACCCGGAGAATGGCGACGACGAGCCCACCGTCTTCATGTTCGACACCTGCCGGGAGCTGGCGCGCACGCTCGAAGCGTTGCAGCACGACGAGACCGACGCCGAGGACGCGGACACCGATGGCGAGGACCATGCGCCGGATGAGCTTCGCTACGCCTGCATGTCTCGCCCGAGGAAGCGCATGGAGCCCACCGATCGCTTTGCACATCTGCCCAAGAAGGGCACAATCGACTACCTGACGAGCGAGGCATGGAAAAACCAGAAGATGCCGGGGATCACGAGAAGGCCGCTCGGCTAAGCGAAGGCGAGCGAGCCCGCAGGCTCACCGTCGAGCACATCGGAGTACGGCGCGTGCTCACGATGGACGAGCTGGCGCGGCTGAAGGACGTTCGCCCGCGTATCGAGAAGGAGATTCAACTGCCCGGGGTGAAGGACCGGGTGTACATGTTCTCGATCGACGGCTCACTCGACGGCGCGCGCGTCACCGGCTGCCTCTACGCCGGGAGCTGCGCGATGGTGCATGCGGGTAGCTTCGAGGACGCCTTCAAGCTCGCTCGCGAAGCAATCGCGCACACGGTCACGCTCGCCGAGCGGTACTTCGAGGAGAGCCACCGGCTCGTGATGGTGGAGGATCGGCCGCTCGCGCCCGAGAATCTCGCGATCGAATCAGGCGGGCGAAAGGGCATGCACGAGCCGCGGAGGCCTGCGCTTCTCACCGACCCGAAGCTGATGGCGATGATGCGGGCGAAGATGGAGGGCAAGCCATGGCCGGGATGATCGTCTGCGTGAGGCAGGTCACGCATGAGATGGCGGAGAACGTGGAGATCGGCAGGCGAGGCCCTAGCGAGTCTCGTCGACGGATACATCGAACACTGGGGGCGGAGGTTCTGGCTCGCTCGGGGCTCATCCCAAGGATGGTTGACCTCCCCGTTGGCGGGCACGCAGGCCCATGCGGCACACGAGGATTTCTATGCGAGCCGGGCGTGGCAGGTAGCGAGGTACTCGGCCCTTCGTCGATCGCGTGGATGCTGCGAGTTGTGTGGCCGCAGCTCGTCGAGCACTACATTGCACGTCGATCACATAGTCCCGCGAAGCTGGGACCGCAGTATCGAACTCCAACCGTCCAACCTCCAAGTCCTGTGCGCTGAGTGCAACCTCGGCAAGGGTAACCGCGACTCGATTGACTGGCGAAAATCATGATGGGATTTCGCGTTGACCCGGGCCCGCTTCCATTCGTCACGGTGCGCGATGCTGCGAAGTGGCTCCCGCGGCTCGCGAACGGTCAGATAGAGATCAGCGTTGAGGTAGGTCGCGAGGTCGAAGGGAAGATGGTGCGCGTGGTGTGCGCTCTCCCGATCACCGAGACCGCCGCTCACTTCGCTGGCCTGCACGTTCCGGCCTCGTACGCTGGCCGAGGCCTCATAGCCATCTTCCTCGATAGCTTGCCTTCATCGCAATAGTCGGTACGATTGCGCCCATCGCTGGCGGCGCAGCAGGATCGCCCTCTTCCTGCGGGATCACCGAGCCTTTCTCGGTAGGAGGTCGTTATGTCCATCAAGCAACGCTCACTCGGTACCGTTTCCGCCGCCGCCCGCGGCATCGTCATCACCGCAGGCGCAGCCGCCACGCCGTGGGTCGCAACCGTCACCGCCGGTCACCGGCTGAAGGTGGGCGATCGGCTCGGCGTCACCGGCATCACCACGCAGGTCGGCTCGAACGGCGACTGGACGGTCTCCGCGACCGCCGCCACCACGGCGACGATGGAAGGCTCCAGCGCGACCGGCGCGTTCGCGGGCACCGCGGTCACCGCGGTCCTGTGCGATGTGACGCCCTTCCTCGCCCGGCACTCCGCCGCCGCGATCGTGAACCAGCCCTCCGGCGCGGTCTGGGTCGGAACGGTCGTGTTCGAGGCAGCCGACAAGCGCACCGACGCGCAGTTCTCGTACGACCTGCTCGGCGTGGACACGGCGGGCTTCAAGGACGCGCTCAAGTCGGGCGAGATCGCAATCCCGGCTGCGACCGCGGGTCAGGTCGTGACCCTCGAAGTGAACCTCTCGCGCTACATGACCTTCCGCGCCTCCGCATTCACCTCCGGTGTCGCGGGCGCGGTCCTGCTCGCATAGGTGTGGCGGCAGGAAGACTCATCCTCCCCGGTGAGGTGGGCTCACAGTTCGAGCCCTCCCTCACTTGGGACGGCTTGCGTAACCTGCTTGGCGACATCCGACGCAACGGTGAGCGAATTCCAGCCGTACTTCTGGTTTCCGAGCGAGACCGGCGCAACCTCAATCAGGAGATCCTCGGCAACTCAGTGACCCCGGTGGCGAAGGATGACCAGCGCCCCGAGCACGACAACGCGGCGATCGGCTTCGTCGACGGCGTCATGATCCGCTCGCACCCAGACGTTCCCAACGGACGCGCCCGGCTCCTCTATACGGCGTACGCCGAAGCGGCGAAGCCGCTCCCATCAGGGCGATTGATCTCGCTACCCAATGTCTGAAGCCGCCGAAGTCATCAGCCAACCCGGCGGTGCCGGGACCGAGCGATCCGACCCGGGACCGGCGCAGTCGGCCGATCGCCGAGCGCCGAACTTCGAGCCGAGCGAGGACGAGAAGACCGTCGTCGGTGAGTGGCTGAAGCGTGTCACGCGCGCCGAGGACGACGAGGGCCGCAAGAAGTGGGCGGAGGAGCTGCCGACGTGGCGCGGCTATGTGGACGGCACGAAGCACGACGACAAGTCCGGCACCAAGCTCGTTCGCACCAACATGGTGTTCGCCACCATCGCCGCGCAGATACCGGAGCTGTACGCCCGAAACCCGGTGATCGCGGTCACGCCGACCGAGAGCGTCGCGCCGGACCAGATGGGGTTGGTGAAGAAGTTCTGCACCACCGCCGAGCGAGTGATCGACAAGCTCCTCACCGAGGAGGGCAAGCTCAAGAAGCGCGCCAAGGCTAACATCCGCTCGACCTCGACCACCGCCTATGGCGTGCTGAAGGTGCTTTTCCAGAAGGAGTACCGCGGCGACCCGATCGCGGTGCGGCGAATCGAGGACACTCAGGACAACCTCGCCCGGATCGAGGCGCTCGCCAAGCAGTTGAAGAAAACCGACGACGTGAGAGAGCTGGCGCTCAAGCGCGATGAGCTGCGCTCGAACCTGAAGGCGCTCGCGTACTCGAACGAGGTGAAGATCTTCAAGGGCTTCACCATCGATCGGCTCAAGAGCGAGGACTTCATCATCCTCGACGACAACGTGGGGGAGTTCGACGAGTACGAAGATGCTGGCGCGCTCGCGCACCGGATCTGGATCACGGTGGGCGACTTCCAGACCCTCTTCAGGATGGAACCGCATGCCGCCACCCGCTATGGGCAGCCGCGCTCGGATGCGAATGCGACCTCCACCGACAAGACCCCGCAGAACGACCAGTTCGTCTGCGTGATCGAGATCTGGGACAAGAAGGCGGGCGTAGTGCGAACCACCGCGAAGGGGATGAACCGCTGGTGCCGTGAGCCCTACGCCCCGCCCTGCACGCCGCAACGCTGGTATCCGTTCTACGTCCTAGCCTTCAACCAGATCGAGGGCCGCTGGAGGCCGCTCTCGGACGTCGAGCTGCTGATGGGGCTGCAGGACGAGTACAACACCACGCGCACGAACTACGCCGACGTTCGCGAGAAAGCGGTCCCGATCACCTTCTTCAGGAAGGGCGGGGGCCTGACGCAAGAGGACATCGAAGCCTTCGTGAACCGCGGCAACAAGGACACGATCGGGGTCGAGGGCAACCCGGCGGTGCCGCTCACGCAGGACATCATGCGGCTCGACGGGCCGAAGATCGACCCGCAGGCCTACGACGTCACCATGATCAGAAACGACATGGACATCGTGGTCGGGCGCTCGGATGCTTCGCGAGCGAACCTGATCAAGCCCAAGACCGCCACCGAAGCCGAGATCATGCAGGAGGCGATGCAGTCGCGGGTCGGTGAGCGCCGCGACACGCACGAGGATCTCCTCTCCGAGATGGGTGAGGCGGCGCTTGAGATCGCGCTTCGGGATCTGACGAAGGCCGAAGTGCAGCAGATCGCTGGCGCGGACGCGCAGTGGCCGGAGAACCCGCAATCGGTCGAGGAGATCTTCAGGCAGGTGTCCGTTCGCGTGAAGGCCGGTTCGAGCGGCAAGCCCAACCAGCAGAAGATCCGTGAGCAGTGGACGCAGTTGATGCCGGTCGTGTCGGAGACCATGAAGTCGGTGTCCGAGCTTCGCGCGAGCGGCAACTTCGAGCTGGCGAATTCGCAGGTCGGCCTGCTGCGCGAGACCCTGTCGCGCTTCGAGGAGTCGCTCGACGTCGATTCGCTCATTCCACCGATCGAGGAGGCCGAGCAGGGCCAGCTCGCGCAGCTCCAGCAGCAGACCCAGCAGCTACAGCAGGAGCTTCTCCAGACGCAGGAGGAGCTGCAAAAATGTCAGGACGCGCTCGTAAAAGCGCAGGCCGGTGAGCAGGTGCAGATGAAGAAGCTCGAATACGATCAGCAGCGCGCTCAGGTCGAGGACGAGCGCACCATGCAGTCGCAGGCGCAGGAAGAGGCGCGCGCGCTTGCCGAGGAAGAGGCGAAGGCCCAGCGCGAC